TGCATTTTAGCGATTTGGAAAGGTATAGAAGAATTTGGCTTAACTCTCCTCAATACCAAACACTTACTTTATTTATCCAAATTTTGCCGTTTTTTTGCGAGTTCTTGTTATCTTTGCAATGCAATAACAAGGTATGGAATTGAAAGCAAGATTCAAAGTGATAATGTCAAGCGAGGCAGATGCCTTTCTTGATACTTTGCGCCAAGACATTAAAGACAAGATTGTTTATAATGTAGATAAGGTTGCCAATGGATATATGGATAAAGACCTTTTTAAAAAATTGGATGGTACGGATATTTGGGAGTTCCGCACTCTTTATAAAGGTATTCAATATCGTTTGTTGGCTTTTTGGGATACTGATGCGGAAACATTGGTTATTGCTACGCACGGATTCGTCAAAAAGACACAAAAGACCCCAAGTAAAGAGATTAACAAAGCGGAAGCTATTAGAAAATTGTATTTCAACTCAAAAAAATAGTGATATGGAAACGATTAAATTTTATACCCTTGATGAAGTTAAGGATAAGCACATTGGGAAAGTCGGGACACCACATAGGGATAAATATGAGGCTGAATTGCAGTCGTTCCTTATCGGTGAAGCTATTAAGAAAGCCCGGAAATCCCAAAATATGACACAGGAGGAGCTAGCCCAGAAGATTGGTGTTCAGCGTGCACAGGTGTCGAAAATAGAAAGTGGTAGGAATCTGACACTTTCGACTGTTGCGCGTGTATTCAGAGCAATGGGGATGGAGGCCTCTTTAAGTATTGCAGGTTTTGGAAGTATAACTCTTTAAAACATAGTAAGGTGGACAATCCCACGCGCCGTTGTGTTTTGCGGTCTGGCAACAACTCGAATGCGAACAGCGGTCTCGCTTATGCGAACGCGAACAATGCATCTTCGAACTCGAACACGAACTACGGGGCGCGGCTGAAATTCTGTTGGTTAAACTAATCGGAGACTCTATATAAGGTACGAGATTACCACCGATATTCTCCGAGGGATTAGAACCTCGGCAACAGCATAATAATATAATATATATATTTTATGGAAAGCCGGAACATAACATTAACCATATGTGGGGAGTGGCTTGACTTCTCCCCACAAGACCGGAAGGCGGTCTGTAAAATTGATGATTTATTTAAACTGACCGGAAATATACCTCTGGTCAGTTATCCGTTATATAACCTTATACCGGAAATTATATCAGACGAAAATTTGGAACGCTCATTTAAGCGTGTCATGGCGAATCTACGAAATGCAGATGCTCGAAATGGGAACAGGTCTATGCCGAAAACTATCATAGACGGTATCGAATGTTCTCCAAGAATGATTCGTTATGTGACAAATAAAGGAAAAATATTTGAAATGTTGAAAAACCAAATTGGTAATGGTACATTCCGTATCAAGAACCTTAAATCATTTCTTACTGAAGACGGCCCGAAAGTAAGAACAGTACAAGCTCCTTCGGTCATAGAACGCATTGGGAGTAATGCTATTATGGAACCGTTGGAAAATCGACTTTCTTCTTTATTGATAGAAACTACCGCTGCTTCCATACAAGGACGTGGACCGCATGGGTTGTTTCATCAGATACAAGCTGCAATGGCAGAAAATCCTAATCTCAAATATTACTATCAAAGCGACTACAAAGGATATTATGACAGTATTAATCACGAAACTTTAATTTCTATTATTAAAAGATATGTAGGCGATCCTCTTCTTTTGCCCATTCTTGAAAATTTTGTGAAGGCACTCTATCCTGATGGAGAATGTGGTATCAGTAAGGGATTGCGATCGTCTCAATTCCTCGGTAATCTTTATCACAATGATATTGACCACCGGATGATTGATGTGCATGGAGCAAGATATTACTTTCGATTCTGCGATGACATTTTTATTCTTGGAGAAAGTAAACGCGAGTTGTGGAGGTTACGTGACTGCTTGCACATCGAAGCAGATAAGATGGGGCTTACGATAAAATCAAGTGAGAGAGTTGCCCCTATATCTGCTGGTATGGATGCTCTTGGGTATGTAAATTATGGTAGCCATACTCTGTTAAGGAAACGGATAAAAGTAAATGCTGCTAGAAAACTGTCTAAGTTGAAATCCCGAAAGCGTAGACAACAAATAATTGGATCATTTAAGGGTATGGCTTGCCATGCCGATTGCAAGCATCTATTTTATATACTTACAAAAAAGAATATGAAGAAATTTTCAGAAATGGGTGTAACATACACCCCAGCTGACGGAAAGAAACGCTTTCCAGGTAAAGTAACACGATTGAGTGATATAGTAAACATTCCTATTGAAATACATGATTTTGAAACTGGTATAGACACCAAGGAAGGTGAGAACAGATATTTGGTATCATTTCGTAATCCTGCTAAACAAGAATGGGGAAAGTTCTTTACGGCTTCAGCGGAAATGAAGGGAATTTTAGAGCAAGTCAGTGACATTGAGGATGGTTTTCCGTTTGAGACAATAATTAAAGGTGAAGTTTTTGACGGAGGTAAACGAAAATATAATTTCACCTAACAGGTAAAAGATAACATACGAATCCGCATCTCATCCGCTACTTTTGTTGAAAATCAAAATTCATAAAGATGGAAAAGATTTACGGCACGAAGCAGCGGCAGGATGGGCTTATACATACAGGCCGAACCAAATGGACATTATTTTATGGCTTTGGAAAGGATGATGAGGCAAGTGAAAGAGGTTGGGAGTACCGACATACATTTGACCACAGTCCAACACTTTCCGAGGTTAAGGAACTTATTATCTCTACTATAAATACTGCCACGCAGGAGAAGATCGTGAACGGCTTTATATGGAATGAAAAGCCGATATACCTATCTGCTGAAAATCAATTGAATTTTGCTGCTATAGAACGTAACAAAAATATTCCATATCCACTTACCCTAAAAATCAATGAACAGGAAGATGGTACTCCCATCTACTACACCTTCGAGAGTGTAGATGAATTTATCTCATTCTCCCAGGCAATGAGCCTGTATGTGATAGAAACTGTTCAAAATGGTTGGAAAGAAAAAGACAGTGTAGATTGGACAGTGTTTAATATAAAATAGACAAGAATGAAGAAAAAATTGATTGAATGGCTTGCACAAAGCAACAGGTGGAAACATCTTGTTGGGGGATTTGGCATCGGTATTTGTGCGTTTGATTGGTTTTCTGCAACCTATGCAGGTGTACTTACTGCAGGTGCTTTGGAGTATAAAGACAAGGCATATGGTGGCAATTGGGACTGGATAGATTTCGGCTTAACAGTGGCCGGAACGTGTGTAGGACAATTAGTGAGAACTATCGTATGACGGAAGTGCAACATGTAACGGAGGTGGCTAAAGGCATTAGTGACTATGGCATGATGGCTGTGAGTGCTGCATTTTTTCTTTTGCTTTCAGCAGCTATGATGATAGCACTATTCAAATGGTTTAAGAGTATGATAAACCGCCTTCTGGAACAACAGGAGTGTTTGAATCAATTGCTTGATACAGTACAAGACAATGTGAGTTTGCAACGAAACTTAATGGAAAGACTTCAACCTGAAACCTTACTGCGTATCCGGAATTTGACGGGTTTCGCTTTTGACCTTAGTATCGAACAGGTTTGTAGGTTGATAAAGCGGGTTCGAATAGAGAATCACATAGCTGATCGTGAAGCAACTGTAAACAAAATACGGAAATCACTTCAAGTAATCCATGATGATCGAAAGAGTCGCTTTGACCCTTTTATATATCATGGAAAACCTCTGTCGGAATATTGTAATGAGAATTGGGTGGAAGATGTGGTGAGTGTAGTTGAAAGTGAAATCTATAATGAGGATGGAGAAAATAATGCACGCGCCTATACTAATGTGAAACTTGCATACGACAATATAAAAACGGACTTTTATCAACGCTTAAATAGTTAATTATGAAAATATTAATAGATAATGGACACGGGGAAAATACACCGGGCAAACGTTCTCCTGATGGGAAATTACGAGAATACCTTTATGCACGCGAGATTGCAGAATCTGTGGAACGAGCCTTGCGTGCGAAAGGATATGATATAGAGCGTATTGTGCATGAGACAGTAGATGTGCCATTGGCAGAACGAGCAAGACGTGTGAATGAAATTTGTGCACGGTATGGGGCAACAAATGTATTACTTGTTTCTATTCATTGCAATGCTGCGGGAAACGGCGAATGGATGAGTGCAAGAGGTTGGTCGGCATACACTTCAAAAGGTAAAACAAAATCGGATGAATTGGCCACTATGTTATACGAGGAAGCCGAACAGAATTTTGCCGGACAAAAAATCCGTAGGGATAATTCGGACGGAGATCCAGATTGGGAAGAGAACTTCTACATTTTAGTAAAAACCAAATGTCCGGCTGTTCTTACAGAAAACTTTTTTCAGGATAATAAAGAAGATGTGGCTTTCCTCAACTCAGATGAGGGGAAGCAAGCTATCATTAAAACTCATGTAAATGCAATAATCAAATACGTCACCAAGTATGGGAAAACTTAAGAATATTGCAGTAGTGTTGTTTATGATTGTATTTCTTGCTTCGTTGTTTATGAATGTAGTACATTTTGCAAGTAGGCAACAGAAAACAAGAGATACAACAAGAACAACCTATGTTGATACAATACCATTTTATAAGCCCATTCCTAAAGACAGCTTTGTTATTCGATATGTTACTGAACGTCTTCCTACAGTCTCGAAATTGCCGGAAAACGTACAAAAATTGCCTGAAAGCGTATCAGAATTTCCGAAAATCGTGAAAAATTTCCATGAATCTGTATCAGAGGATAGTGTAGATGTGATTATTCCTATTACCAAAAAGGTATACAAGGATAGTTTATATACGGCATACGTAAGCGGATATAACCCGAAACTTGACAGCTTGGTATTACATTCGCAACATGAAGTGGTAACCATTAACGACTGCTATCCTAGGTCGAGGAAGAAACGTTGGAGTGTTGGTGTTCAAATTGGATATGGAATAGCATTAAGAGGGGTGCCGGAATTTACACCATATATTGGAGTTGGTGTATCATGTAATCTATTCAATTTTTAATTATGACAGATATTGCTTTAACCGTCAATAAAGAAAGTGTATATGAAGAAGTGGCACAGACCACAGCTTATACCGGGGCTAAGATGGACAACGAACTCGCATACAACCGTATTTTCACAACGGATGAGGATAAGAGTATGCTAGAGCGTTTTTGGAATGAAAGCAAAAACACTGCTTGTAATAGCTTGAAAAAAATACTTCTTAACGAAGTCGAAAGAGAGGGGATATATCAGCTTTCGTTGGGGTTATCAAGTTCGTTTGATGAAGCTTTAACAGAAAGTATGGAACGTAGTCTGTTCTCGTTTTTTGTTATGAATATTACGGCAAAGTGGTACACATTTACCAATAAAGAAGAAGCAACCGGATATGCAACGGAAGCGGCTACCTATATGGAGGACGTCATGCGTAAGGCATTTTTTAAAAAACGTCCTATACGTCCTACGTACAATTGAATTATTTTTAATCTTTATTTATTATGGCAGAAAACAAGAAAACATTGACAGTGACCCAACAGGTTAAAGAGCTTGTTTATGATATTCAGAACAAGGCATACTTGACCGGGCAGGCGCGTGAGGCAGAGGGTAAAAAGAATTATGAAGCCGCCTCTAATATGCAAGCGAGTGATGATGAGGAAAACAGCTATCAAATCCGTCGTTCATTGGCAAATGCGTTTTCATCTTTGAAGAGTCTGCTTGGAGAGTATCTTTCAGAAGACAAAAGTACAAGCAACAATCTGATTGCAAAAGAAATTGATGATAATGGTGTACTAGAACTTGCATTCGAGTTGCCGAGTAACTATAACAACTCTTCGGCTGATGCGTTGGGCAATGGTATTCATGCCTACCTTGTAGATATGGCTTTGGGAGATTGGTTTGCCATTACCAACCCGGAAGATGCAGCTTCATACGTACAGCATTCGGCGATAAGTTTAGAGAATGTAAAGCGTGCGCTTTATAAACGTAGCCGACCTGAAAGACCGACTTATTCTTAATGTATTCTCATGGGATATTGTTGTAAGAAACTCCAGCAGACAAAAACAGTAACGCTGACATTCAAACGTTCAGAGTTACTCTATGACGTAGAGAACTGCTCTTTTGTGGAAGGTGATATTATGGAAACGGAGAATGAACATGCCCGGCATCAGGTGTTTGACATTGGACAAAGTGGTAATGTGAACCGGGTTACACGTGTACTCAATCTTACCCATGCAGAATGTGTGGAAATGCTATATCCATATACCAAACAGGAAATCTCGGACGAACAGGAAGCTCTTGATGATATTCTTGTAGCTCCCGAAGAATATCATATTGTACTCACTTTACCGGAGGATTTTTCTTTATCTACGGTGAAGCTACTAAAACATCTGATACACGAGTATCTTATCTGTAAGGTACTTGCAGATTGGATGAGTATAACGAATCCAAGTAGTAAGGCTAATTGGGAGGAGAAGATAATGAGTATCAGAGCTAAGATACAGACATCGCTAATGTCGAGAAAAGGCAAAATAAAACGAAAGTTGAAACCTTTCTGATAAAAGGAAGAGCCGGAGTGCATCACGCATTCCGGCTCTTTTGCTAACAATCTTTCTTAACCTTAATATGAAAAAAACTAACCTATGTAAGTTATCTTGGTTTATTAAGCATACGGGGGGTGAATTGGACGGTAAACCCCAACAAACTTTCAGATTTGTCTAGTTTGCATATTAGTACAAGTCGGAATGCTTTGTATGGTGTGCCATGGAAGCCTCGCATATATTTATCGGTACTACTCCATACTGCATGCCAGTTGAATAAATCATTTGAGCCATACAGAACTTGTGAGACATGGCTACTCTTGAAATATCCGCGTTGTATGATGGTGTCTATCGTTTTGAACATGTTTGGATCATCTATTTTGAACGGACGAGTGACAGCCAATGCAGTAATAGGTTCTATTGTGTTATCAGGCTGTGAGAAATTAACGAGATCATTATCTGAAGTCATAGCGAGTGCATCAGGATAGGAGTTTAAACCACTCATGATGTTACTATGCATCATTCCCCATTGCTTACTATCCATTGAATATAAGTAAGCATAGGTACATGATGGGTTGTGAATGATGATACGTTGGTGTATATAGTCGTAAATCATCCTACATGTTTTTAGAAATTCGCGGAAAGTTAGAAATTGAAATTCTGTTGAATTAAATCTTGTATTATTAACCAATTTATTCAAATGGGGTAAAGAATTGATAGAGAAAGCCAATTCACTGTCCAAAATATCCGAAATACATTGGCTTGTAGAACCGCTAATAAGCATAATACCACGGTCAGTTGCAAATAGTACAGCATTATCAATCTGGGTTATACTATCGGAATTAATACACACATCACGTGTGATAGGCTGGCGGGCAGAGTAGGAACCGGTAGAAGAAACCTCGAGGGCCCAAATTCCATCAGTAGAGAAACAGTAAAGAGGAAATTGACCAAATTGGCCTTGTGATAAAGCCTTTGCGGCTGAACTGAGTCCAATGATTGTACCTGTTCCAACAGTGCAGACTCCGAGAGCGGGAAATGAAAAAGGATCGTTTACATCAGAAGTATATATTTTATTTGGATATGGGATTCCGATTTCTGTATCAGTAATGAGGCTCATATCGGGGGTACTAGAGAAACTCGTGTTGATACTTCCGTATACTCCGTTAAGTGTTTCATGTTTATGTAATTTGCTATATGAATAGGATTTTACTCCATTGTTATCTATACGCTCAATAATAAGCTCTTTTGCATTGATGTTGGGATAAAAGAAGTATGAATCAACGATATTCATTGGTATACCGGAAAGAAACTGTACCATAACTTTTCGTTTCTCGGCTTCAATGAAGATGTATGCTTTATAAGAATATGTTTTCTCAACGGCTTTTTTAGTTTCGTTATCATACTCTCCATTAGCATATTGAAAACAAGATTCAAGTGGGAATGTCGGAGGGATAATAGTTACTCCGGTCAGATTTAGACGTGCGTTGTATGGAAATGCATGTTTTGCGACAATTGTTCCCATTAAATTGCTGTCACCCTCCATTACTTCTTTTGCCTCAAGTGAATTGAGAGCACCATTTTCAATAGAAACAATGTTCTCACCCGATTGTATTTTTTTTACGTCAATGGAAGAGATAAGGTAGAAAGGTAATGAAGAGTCATCATCTACAAGTGATTTACCTGACATTCCAAAGAAAAGTTGATTGGAATTGATTGATTCACTTGCATTATGACATCGATATATTAATTTACCGTTGATATTCTCATTACCGGAGTTAGCGCAATAACTTAAAAATGCGGACGAACCACCCATTGGTCCCAAATAGGCATATGGGGAGATTGATTTGCACATACTGTCCTGATCAACAGTATAGAGTGGGGGAGTGATAAATATATCAATACTCTTAACCAATTCCCCCCATTCGGCTACAGATTCTTTCACTTCATCGAAATTTGTTATCTCGTAATATAATTTTGATGCAACATGCGATACAACCATATTGAATTTGGTGTATAGACCATTGTTAACTTCATAACCTGTATAATGTATGAGATAAGGTATGCCATATGATGGGTAGACTTTTACTGGAGATGAAATGTAGTTGAGGGTTCCGTCATACATACGGTAGGCATATCTTATCATGAATGGGTATTGGAATAATCCTGCTGTTTTGGCATCGGCGGTATATTTATTGGTAAATGCCAATACAGTATCTCTTACAGCTTGGCTGGCTTCTATTGAGAGAATAAGTGAATTAAGAATAATAGACGGAGTAAATCCGGGGAAACTTGCAGATAACATATCCGAGTTTCCCATAGATGCTCTTAGTCGGAAAGAGAGCGATGGAAATACCGGGTTACTTCCCATGAGTACATATGTTCCTGACTTGTAGAGGGCATAAATTATGCCCTCAGATGTGAGTATGATTAATGTGTTTCCAAGTGATGTTACCTGATAGAGTTCTCCAGAAATAGATACTATATCTTCGGGCTGCTTATCAGTGTCGTTAGAGGATAACCATTGTAAGGCGGCGGATTCTGTATCGTAAATTATGTAATGTTTATATACCGAGATGTTGTGTATGTATATCACTTTTTTTCCTTGTGGGAGAGTAAATAAACATTGAGGCTTTTGAATGCCTTTTAATACTCCATCTTCAGGAATAAGATTCATTGCAACTGACAAGTCACCATCTGCACATTCGTAATCTGATGGATTGGCAGAATATCCATTGTACTTAATCTCTTTTATCATATTACAAAAGGTATTTAGTGATAATTGGTAATAGTTTACCGTATTCGTTTTCTGTTGGTTCTCCTACACATAATCTTGCTTTAGCTGTTGCTTTACATTCTTGGAGAATTGCTGTACAAAGTCTGCTTGATGAAGTTCTGAAATGATTTCCTGCCTTATTCGTTGGGAATACCATCGCTTCATGCCTCCCGTTTGGTGAACGAAGTCTAACGTAAAGGTAAAATTCATCTTGGTCAATCATTATGTCCAAAACATCTCCGCGTGAGAGCTGGAGATGTTTTGCGACGCGAGCACTAATATCTATCCTTCCTGATGCGTAAAAGGTGATATCAGCTTTTCGGGTGTTTCCTAATATACTTTGCATTTGGCTTGTCGAATTTATAATAAGTTTTTCCTTGTGGAGTTTTCTGAATTGATACGGACAATTTTACTCGACAGTTATCGGATAGTCCATATTCATAAAGGATGCGGCCGACTGACGGACAGAGCGTTTCAAATCCTATACATTTATACTTGTCGTTGTATTGAATATCGCACATTTGGGTTGCTTGTTCAATAACTGGATTGATTATGAATCCGAATGTATCGTCTCCAGAAATACGGAAAACGAATACACGCGCTGCATCACTCTTCCTGGCATTATTCTTGATATGCAAGAACAAGCGTTTGGAAAGCGTTATCGAGTTGTCGGCAGGGTCGGCAATCACATAATACAGAAGTGATTGCCACCATAATTTTAACTTACTGATAATCATAGTACGAAAGTATGATGAATGATTAGCTTTTGTAGTTTAACTTTTTACTGACGCATTGAGATGTACTCGACGAGAACGAAAGGTAACTGTTTCGACAAAAGTAAACGATAAGGTTGTTTCGATTTCCAATCGATGCCGGTTAGCGGCTTCTTTTGTTGCAAAAATGTAAGAACAGATTTCTTGTTTGGTTGTACCTTTGGTAGCTACAATATTGGCATAATATTTGCGTCCGAAGAGGAACGCAATGATTTCTTTTAATACTGTTGAATTCATAATCTATTGGTTTTAATCTGTGAATAAGTTCTTTTGTTTCGGTTGTTTGGGAGGAGGGATGATGCTATTAACACGTTCAATCTCCCGGTCAATCTCGGCTTCGAGTGCTTTGCAAACTCGTAAATTAGCTTGAGTACGACATTTAAAATATTCTTTTTGCGCTTTGCGCATCAGGACAACTTTGGTAAAGAGTGTGTTTTTGCATCCATTATTTATCTATATTTATATTGTTCTTTAAACATTGAATCCGCTTGTTGAAATTGTTTTGTGAAGCGGTTTTCTTTATATTCTCTTTTGAAAGTCGCGTATGGAACCTTCTTTGTTCTACACCCTACTGTTAGAGTAAGGACAATACACATTAGTAGCATTTTTTTCATTACTTCTTGTTTTGATATTGGTTAAAACAGATTCTTACATAACGATAGAATCGTATGTAGCCGAACGAATAAGAGGGGCATTCTGTATTATCGGATATGTCAATTTGTACATTATAACCTTTCCTCCGCAAAAAACGGGCGGCTATCTCATCAACAGTGTATAGCTTTTCGTGAATGTCCCAGCAACTGGCTTTCCATACAGTTTTAGGACTACCTTTTTTTAGGGCTTTCTTAAAAGCTCTAATGGTTCGTATGATTTCTTTTTTATTCATATTTTGTTTTAATCAATTCGTAATCATCTGGATGGAAATCAAAACAAACTCCTAATTCTACTTGAATGCCTACACGATATTCCCCTTTATCTACATCTTTCCTATCTTGAAAGATAAGAGTACCTCCGTCATGGTATTGTTGATGGCATTGTACGCTATCTTTAATTCTCACTTTTGTACCTTTGGGATACTTATATATCTCACCTTGCTTTAATATCTTATTCATTACTAATTTGTTATGAGAGTTAATACTTCTTCCCATGCATCTTTTCACAGAGTTCGTTATACTTCATTTTCTGCTCGATGTGCCAAAGCAGGTCTATATCTAAGTGCTTGGCAAGCCCGAAGATTGATAGTATCATATCATTCACGGCTGTAGGAAAATCAAATATTCCGTCATATCTAACAGGAAGTGTAGAGATGGAATAGATTGATTCGGTGAAAGTTTCGTCTTTACAGGCTTCTGCCATATCTTCAATACAGTCATCAATATCTCCGTTGGCAAGTTCAAGGCTTATCCCTCGAAGTCCTGCAAGGTCAAGTAAGCGGATAACAGCATCAGCTAACTCTTCCTCTATTGCTCCTTTGATTGTTTCATTGTATGCAACTTCGTAACCACGCTCTTTGGGAATGTCAGGGTCTAACCCTTGACAAATACGACTGGTTGAGATTTTCTTCTCGAACCAATCAACATTAGCACGCTTTCCCCTTCTATCAGCTTCCACAGCTTCCATTAGTTCGGATATTACAAGGCAAAGACAGTGCTCGTTACTCAATTCTTGATCGTGGAAGCCGTGTTCACAAGCGGTTTTATATGCCCTATCACGGAGGGCGTTTAAATCTATTTTACTCATATCTACTCAGTTATTAGTAAACTTTCTGCCATCCAATCTTAAATATGTTAGCTTTAAGGCGGGTTTCAACATCCACCTTGTTTAATATATAGCCTTTAGAATCTACATACTCTCCATCTATGATATATAGATATTGAGTACCCATTGCTGGAAGATATTTATGGGTTAATTTAGCACCACTTTGCATGGCTTTTATTGCTTCTTCTATATTCATTCTATTCTGTTTTACGTTAATTGGTAACTTCATAAAGCACATCCACATGGTTTTACCATGCCTTCCGGTAGTATGGCCGAAGAGTGGTTGCCGATTGATGGCCTTCAATACTTCCCTAACTGTTATCTGATCCTCATTCCATTTGAAAATCAGAACTCCGTAGTCTTCCAGAACACGAAAGCATTCATCTACGCCCTTCTTTATCAATCTTGGCCAATCTTCAGGAAGTTTACCATACTTCTTGGCTAACCAACTATTTTTACCAACCTTTAGCAAATGGGGAGGATCAAACACTACCAGTTTAAAGGATTCATCCAAGAATGGCATATCGGTAAAATCAGATACGATGTCCGGATGAACTTTCAGACTTCGACCGTCGCAAAGAGTATGCTCTTCATCTCTGATGTCAGCAAACAAGGTCAAAGGATTTTCCTTGTCGAACCAAAACATCCGGCTACCGCAACAGGCATCTAATATGATTTTCGTTTCACTCATTACTAATTTGTTTTGAAGGTTATTTAGAATAATGTTGGCTCTTTGTGCAAGTTCCAGTGCCCAATGTACCAATCGGGCAATCATCGCAATAAAAGGTTATACTTCTATAATCTGCGTCACTTCCACATGGATGTTCACTAAGCTCCATAACTTTATCATTCAGAAGCTGTACTTCTTCTTTGAGTTTATCTACCTCACTAATAGGGGTTAAAGCTCTATATTCTTGTTCTGTTAATATGTATTGCATAATTTATTCCTTTCTATTCTGTTTTACTCTAATTGATTCTAATATACTTACCTGCAATATTGCAAGTTCTTAATATCTCCGCATTATCCTCACCAAAAGCAATGAGATTACTACCACAACCGGGCGAATCCCCACGGGTCCCATCCGGTCGAAAGAAACGAATCCGGTTACGTAGAAACTTCATTGCCGTGGCTTTCTCAAAAATGATATCTTGAAACATATTTGAGTCACAACGATTAAAGAGTAATGCAATTCCGTTGCCATGCTCTGCCAAACGCTTAACAAACTGTTCAATAAGCGGACGGGAATAAGGAGGATTTAGCCAAACCCGGCCTATCCATTTTTTAGTTAATCCATCCTGATTCTTGTTGTACATGATTTCTGCTGTTTGCCAAAGTGGGTTAACCGGAGCACATGGATCTAAATCGAACTTTCCTAATGCGTCTATAATTTCCTTCGGTGTGTACCATTCATCAGTGGTATTAGCCGATTTTTCAAAGGTTGTATTCATTTCTATTCTGATTTGAATTAAACTTCTTATTCGCAAAGTCCATGATAAAGGCTCATGCAACTATATCCACCTTCTGGCTCAAACATATCATCCATACCGACATCGTTACGGTTCACATACTCGAAAACTTCCTGTACTGTTGGGTAAGTTCTATTCTTGCAGAAGCGATTGGGGATGTAACCGGGTGAGAAGAAAGACGAACCTTTTGGAGTTTCTTCTTTCATCCTTTGCTCTGCATCTATCAAGCGGTTACGCCCGAACTCTTCTTGTGAAATGAGTTTGACTTCCTGCTTTCGGCACATAATACAAGGATAGCAACCAACACGGGAAAATCCACGAGAATACAAAGGATTTGGCTTTTGTCCGGCAGATAAGATATGATTTATTACTTCTTGTGCCGACCACTGAAAAATCGGACGGGAAACGCTTGCATCATAGTGTTCACACCATTTAAGTACATCTTTTCTACGATAATCCTGCTTCCATACTTCAACAATCTTTCCTTTGCGATTCTTTTTAATGCGTTCGTAATACTCCCCAAAGTAATTGCATTCATAGGGAAGTTTAGCACGCTCTTCACTTTCCTTTGCCCGGATGCCTTGTATAATCACGCAAGGTTCAGTAAGTGAGAGAATGTAATCAATCATCGGTTTAATTTTCAATTCTGAAGTACAAAACCTTCTTTGGGAAGACGGGAACCGGGAGCGCTTGATAGACATATCTACAAAATCAGTATATTTCTTGCTTCTCAAAACTACTAATTTAACATCAAGCTGTTTGCACACGTCACTAATATGTTGATAGGTTTCGGGATGCTCCCAACCAGTATCACAGAAAACAGCTTCTATTTTATCGGCTCCGTATTTATTGGTAGCCTGGATTAAACAGGCTTGCGAATCCTTACCACCGGAAAAACTTACTATTATTTTCATTGCATATAGACTTTTTTATTTTCATCTTCAAAATATACTGTTTCATACTTATTGCGATTAAAAGCAATAGGGAGGTTCTCTATCGGACAATATCCGAGAAACTCATACACTATTCCATTTTTGCGAATAGAGAATAGGTCACCTATTTTTAAATTCTTGATTTCGCTCATTTTTATATTTGTTATGGTTTAACTTCTTTGTATATTACATCAGGGTGATTCTCACAATATTTTATAATCTTTTCGTTTCCTTCCTGCCAACAAATAGGCACAGAGGCTAAACTTCTTACATTTTTTGCTAAATCGCAATCGTTGCAATTTTCTTTCCCCTTAACTTTGATTCGTTCATATTTCTTGCCATCTATAATTATTTTACTCATTTCTGATTAGTTTTACTCTAATTGTTCTATTTCTTCAATTGCTTTGAAAATTTCAAGAATCACCTGCGGAACTATGGCGTTTCCGTATCCTTTGACTGATTCCTGTCTCCACTTTGTGAAAGGAATGGTAAGGTTGTCCACATCAAAGGGAAGCCCATCATTTCCTCGACAAACAGGGGATTGAGTAGGGAAGTTTTCCCAGTTTGAGCGGCTATGTAATGATTCAGTTCGGATTTTCTGCTTGTACCGTCCTTTCTCTCCTTGCAGCATCCGTTGTGATGGGAACTCGCAGTAGGTGTTGGGATCAATCCGTAATCCGGACGCTTCGAACTGTGATATCCTGCCTGAATGAAATCCTGGTAAGTCACCATTGAATTTGTAGGAGTCGGCAACATTCCGTTTACTGCCATTGCTGTTAATGCGGTACCCATTTGGCTTTTTGGATTGTATTTTTTGCTGTATTTGTCCGCTTCCCGAGCATTGGGAGTCGGAAGCAGTCCGAACGTAGCTCCTGAAGATAGGTTGTTGAGTTTCGTACCCGTCCTGTCTTTCGTTCTCGCGGCAGCTTTCATAGGGTGTTCCACCACTTCCACGACACGCGGTGTCGGTAATAAGTCGTGCAACAAACCACACCCTGTCTCTTCTGTGGGGCGCTCCGACGGCACAAGCCGGAATAAGCAACGGTTGGACGGAATATCCTTCTCGCTCAAGGTCTTTACAGATGGTTTCGACAACATACTCTTGTCGTAGCAATATTCTTTTTCGGTTATCTTCTCCGAAAAGAGAGGTTTGGCTTCCCACTTCAGTCTCCTTGCCGGGCTGAACCATTGTGAGGATTCCAGCAACGTTTTCACCAATAACCCAAGCGGGTCGGATTTCTCGTATAGCACGGAGCATGTGCGGCCAGAGATAACGGTTATCATCCGCTCCCTTTCTCTGGCCTGCGAGGGAGAAAGGCTGACAAGGAAATCCGCCTGTGAGGACGTCGATTCTTCCTTTCCATTGACTAAAGTCTGTTTTTGTAATATCTTCATAATGTTCTGAATCAGAAAACCAATATTTTAGTATCTCGTTGCAAAAAGGGTTTATCTCACAGTGAAAGGCATTTTCCCATCCCATCCATGAAGCTGCAATACTGGGGGCGTCAAAACCGCTGAATAAACTGCCATGAACTAATTTCATTTTAGATTTTGTTTATTAATACTCATTTGACATTCTCTCAACTTTTTGAGCAGGAATCTGCCGGGCTGGTTGATGCCGCCTTTTTTAATTTCGGCAATCAGCTTTTTACATTCTTCGAACAGTGTCGGGTCTTGGATATATAGGCGAACTGAATCAGCATCGGATTTTGTCAGGTTCATTAGCAGAAAAACATACACAAAGTAGTTTTCATGAGACATCACCCTTATTTGTCCTTCACGCTCCATTCTCTGTAGATTTTGGATGATTATATAGAAGTCACACATTGAGGGATTGTCTAGCCATTGTTTGATGACCCCTGTGCCGATAGATGATTCTTTACCGTTTTCGGCAAGGCGCATAGCTTCCCATACGTCATTTTCTGTTATACCCGGTTTACCACGCAATTCTGCCTTAATATCAAAATATTTTTCAGAAGAAGGAGACGAAGTTATTCTTCCTCCTCTGTCCGACGAAACGACCCCGCTAGGGGGAGTTTGAGGAGGAGTTTTCTTTTCTTTTATTTCCTTTTCTTTTATTTGTGTACTTTTTGCGGAGTTTTTGGGCTTTTCTTCGGAAGAAATGCGTTTATCTTCGGAAGAAATAAGGTTAAACTCTGAAAATTCACACTTTCTTCTGCAATCATCACATATTCGTTTATAGCGTTCTTGTATTCCGATTGAAGTGAGAACTTTTTCCTTATCAAAGAGTTCTTTAGAAAACAACCCTAGTGCCAGGCAACATCTGACGACCTCCTGTATATACGCTTCTTCAAAACCGGTTTGTTCCGATAATATGAAGGGCAACTCTTCGTCCCACAACATGTAATACCCATTTTTATAGATAAGACAAAGCAGGAGAGCATATACAGTGACAGCCTTGCCACGCTGGTACTTGATCAGTTTCCTTATTTTTATGTCCTGAAAAAAGTCAACATCAAAAGGGAAATAGTCGAGCCCTTTTTTTACATTTCGTCCCATAATTCTGCATTTTTTAGAAACTCATCCACCTCACGAATGAAATCATCTAGCGAATGGCATACAACATATTTGTATTCTCTGTTTTCACAGATCATCTTTTGCCATTGTTTTTGCGATGGGGATTGATAGCCACCTTTCTTTTTCATTTCAATGAGTAGCGCACCGTAATCACGATTGCTTTTCAATAGGATCAGGTCGGATACACCGGCTATTACACCCTCGGCTTTAAGTTTTGATGCTGTTACAGCATCACGTCTACCACCATTTGGTACGGCGAATAGTCGACCTTTCAACTTCGGATACCTCAAATTGAAGTATTTTACACAAGCGCATTGTATGCGGTGTTCCTCATCGTTATGTTTTTGCTTCTTTTTTTGTTTTCTTTCCTTTGAGAGCATCTCTTCCAATGTCATGGCTGTTTTCATTTTTAGGTGTAACAATGGTGTCCTTTCCTGTTTTGTCGACTACGACTTTCTTTCCTCCAACTGTTATTGTTGTCTTACAACCTTCAGGAAGTGATTGGATGAAATTGCGTACAATAGGGGAGTTGGCATTTTCGCTGATGGTATCTGTAATGGATTCTTCGGCAGAATACGGGTAAACATCCATGATAGCGGTTTCGGAAACAGATGCAATTTGATAATCTGCCATTGTTCCCTTCATGCCTTCGTCCAGTTTCTTCACTGCGTCACGTAAGTCGGCAGCCTGTACCAATACTTGTGTCGAAGTCTTTTTTTCCGCACCGCTTTTATCATCCAGTGTGATAAAAAATAGTTTGCATTTGAACCAGCGGTCGGCACTCGCTTCGTCGCTAGGGAAGAGTTCACTATAGTTGGCACGTTTAATGTCTGATATAGTAAATTCTCCAGAGATAAATGGGGTCATTTCTTCGATGATCCGTGCTTCGGCCTCTGTAAAGCTAAGTGCATCGACAAGATAAGGTTCTGTAACTTTCTTGTTCATTCCATTTTCCATTACTCTTTCGTAACGGATTTTACATTCAAACCATGTGTGCATCATAAATTCATTCGAGCTTTAAGTTGTTTACTAATGATGAGCTTGGCAGAGCGTTGAGCTGGAATAACAACTGTTGTTCCCTTGCTAATATTCCGTGCTTTCTTTCTTTTGGAGGTGTGTGCCTTAATTGTGGCAAAACCACGGATATAAACACTCTCACCTTTACAAAGAGAATTTTCAATAGCATCAAAAACGCAATCTACGGCTTGAATAGCTTGTGAACGACTAATAGTCGTATTGTTGATGACGTGTTCAACGATTTCAATTTTCTTCATTGTTGTATTTTTATTAAAATGGTAAATCACTTCCGTTAGGTCTACAATCCTCAATTTTGTACTGAGTATCTTCAATTGATTTTATTGTACATAAAACGTATGCTTTCTTCTTAAGAAGAGTAGCAAGTCTTTTCGCTTCATTTTCGGCGCTTTCCAAATTCTCATGTTTGTAGGTAGGAGTGGCGCATCCTTCTACAAATACCATATAAAATTCATCCATAGCTCTATTTAGTTATTTATAAATAGCCCGCATTTCCCGTTAATTTGGTTTTCCTCTGCTACTGTTTCGACCTTGTAACTCGTACTGCCAACGCAAGCAAGACTAACGAGGATAGATGGTATCTTAATGTTTGTCGATGTTGGCCATCTGTTCCATTCCAAACTTACTGATTACTACAAGGTGTTTACGGGCTATTTTATTTTACTTCTATTCTAATTGTTTTAAATAATATTTGCACTTGAATCCTTTTCGTGGTGAAAAGTCGGCAAAATCACAAGATTTAAATATTTGATGTTTGTTAGCCCACTGTGCAATATCCTTTTCGTATAATGTTGGTTTGCGATCATTATTAAAGTCTCGGTATGGTTGTACAAAAGGTGAGATTCCCAACTCCTTAAGTCGGTTTAACCGATACATATCTTGTTCAATTGTTGAGTTAAAGCCGACTAGAACATAGCAAGACAAATTACGAGGTTTGATATATTTAGTCACTTCTTTTAGCTTTTCAGTAAGGTCAATATCCGGTAAATCCCAAGCAATGTGGATTCTTCTTTTCAATTTCAACTTACTCAAGTAAAATGCTTGCTCCTCATTCATGATCCTGACATCAACACCATGGAAATTAACCATTTGTCCAGCTTTTATAAGATAGTCAATAGCTTCTTTCCATCTCGGGTTTGCAAAGAAGTTGTTGTCTAATACTTCTATCCATTCTCCCTTGGGATTCAGGTCTACAGGGTGGACGGACCGGATGTAGCCCTCTTTTTCCCGAACCAGACAAAATGGGCATTTCCGGATACAGCCTCTTGAAAAGAACTGAATAGAAAAATGATATTGTGGATAAATGGAATAATCCATGAGTGTGCTACAAGATATTTCAAATGGAAGCTTCTTATGAATATCATAACCGGTTCCTCCTTTTTCGATAATATCAGCTTGTAATGTCATATAATTAAAGTCTGGAGTGAAAGTAAACACTTTGCTCGCTAGAACTTTATCATATCTGTTGAAAGGAGTAGCCCATTCTACTTGATCGCCTTTTGCCTTATGATATGCAGAGGCACGCATAAGAGCGAAGTTTGGAAAGTTATGACCGTCAACGTCTATTAATCCAATGTTCATTACCTATTGTTTTAAATTATTATTCACCCAGCATCGTATTATACATCGCACGCTTCAAATCCGGGCGCCAGACAAGACAAGACTCTTGTGGATCGCAGAAGGTGTCAATCAGACATTCGGCGGCGGTAACAACGCGCTGCCAGTTGCTGCATCCGCATAATCTCATTCTGCGTTTAATAAACTCGTATAAGACAAGACGGTTGTCCACTTCATCCTCATCACAGTATTCTTCCTCGGCTATTTCTTTACGGATGGCAAGAAGTTCCAGTTTATCCTCGTTGTCATCATCCCACTCTGTCCAGCTTTCCTCATTACTCCACCTATTGTTGAAGAGTTCCTCCATCGGAGAAAGCAGATTGTATACTTTCTCAAAGTCATTCTTGGATGCTTTTGCTATTGTTATTTGATGTGTTGCCATATTATTTTTATTCTTGATTTGAATCGGTAGATAGAAGTAAGACGATAGCTGCAATGGCAAAAGTCATTCCTAAGATGGCATACGTATATGACTTAGATGATTTGGATTCTAAGGCAAAATGAAAGTTCAAAGCAAAAAGGATGACATTTAAAACCACAAATATTATATCGAAATAGATTCTCATATTACTTTATTTACTGGTTACTACTAATTTTTTATTCAGTTTTTTTATTAGTTGTCTTATTACCCATGCGCGACATACATTACGTTGTCCGGGATGATTGTCATACATTATTGCAGCATCATTAAGATATTTGATAATTTTCTGCATATCTGTTTTGCATACTTCCATTATCCCGATGCTGTTAA